GAATTATTGGAGATTACTGATATAACCTTAGAGTATTTGGACCCAACAGGAGTTGTCGTTGGTGGATTAAAAATGATTGTTAAGGGTATTAACTTTGAAAGAAAACATTCTTATTCAGGAAACGACTTGATGATAACAAAACTTAGAGTTATTATTGGTGAGACAGATTTATTAACGATTCCCGAACAAGAAGAAGAACACCCAATTAGTTATGGACAACCAAAAGAATAAAGAACAAGTAGACCATCCCGAACATTACGGAGGGGAAAATAATCCGTACGAGGCGATTAAAGTAATTGACGCTTGGGACTTAGGATTCTCACTTGGTAATACGGTAAAATATATTTCAAGAGCGGGGAAAAAAGATACAGATAAAGAGTTACAAGATTTGAAAAAGGCTTTATGGTATTTAGAACATCACATTAAAACATTAGAGAAGAAATGATAGAAAATTACACGGGTAAAGTTATTAATGGTGATTGTATTGACATAATGTCAAAAATGCCGATAAACTCAATTGACTTAATTGTTACATCACCCCCTTATGGTGTGGGAATCAATTATGATGTTCACGATGATGATGTCGTGTTTGAGGAATATCTTAAGTTTACCAAAACTTGGTTAACTGAGGCGTATCAATTATTGAAGGATGATGGTAGGATTGCCATTAACATTCCATACGAAATTAATCGACAAGATAAAGGAGGACGAATATTTTTTGTGTCAGAGATTTATCAGTTAATGAAACGAGTGGGGTTTAAATTCTTTGGTGTTGTTGACTTGGAAGAAGACAGTCCACATAGAAGTAAAACAACTGCGTGGGGTAGTTGGATGAGCCCATCAAGTCCTTACATATATAACCCAAAAGAATGTGTTATACTAGCCTACAAACATAAACATATTAAGACTGTTAAGGGAGAACCTCAATGGAAAGGTGTTGTCACCGAAATTCCTCAGGAAGATGGTACGACTAAGAAAAAAGTTGTTTATGAAGATATGGATAAGAAAGAGTTCATGGAATTAGTCTTCGGACAATGGAAATATTTTGCCGACACCAAATCTTTAACCAAAGCGACGTTCTCGATGGATATTCCCACAAGGGCAATTAAGATATTATCATACAAAAATGACGTTATCCTTGACCCATTCAATGGAAGTGGTACCTCATGTGTGGCAGCTGAGATATTGGATAGACGGTGGATTGGGATTGAATTAAGTCCTGACTATTGTGAAATATCTCGTAAACGAATACAAGCATTTGTTGATGAGAAGAAACAAAATAAATTAGTTTTTGAAGAAGGGGTTTAGTCTACCCCTTTTTTTATTTCCATATATTTATAGTTATGAAAATTTTAGTAACGGAGAGTCAATATTTTAAACTTATATTAGAACAACAGACGGAAATAGACTTCCCTGAAGAGATTATTGTTAGGTATACTGATTTTAGACCTGACACTAACAAACAAAAAACTTTTGTTTATATTAATGGGGTTAATTCGGATGATTTAAAAACAATTAAAGAGTTAAAAGAAGGTGGTGACAATACAATAGTTAAGTTAGTGAACCTCCACACAAATGAAGTTATTGATTTTTCAATCAACGAAATCAATTTAACTAAAGCGTCAGGAGCCCCATATATAACAATAGATAAATTTGAATCAATAAAAAATGAACTTATTACTCACGAAATTAAGTTGGATGAAAATTTCCTAAAAAAATCGTCATCAGGGTTCCCAAAGTTCATGACCGAAACCCTATATAATTTATACCCAAGTAATATCGGTAAAAATAGTTTTATAGATGGTAATGGAGTGTGTAACAGTGAAGATGGGTTAATTAATATCCAAGGAACTAATGTTCCTGGTCAAACTTGGTCTATATTAAATTATTTTGACACCAATCCGATGGTTATTAGAAAATTAATTGAATGGTATATGAATGGAGTCTTTGATGATAATGTAACCCCAAATAATGTGACTATAGACGAATTTGGGAAATGGTTAACTAGTAACTCAAACTCATTATTCAAACAAGGTAAGTATTTCCAAGAGTTAGTGGGGATTAATCTTAAATCATATGACTCAGGAACAAAAACTGAAAATCTAACAATTAAAAAATTAACAGAAGACCCATTCAACATCGACCTTAAAAACATTAAACAATTTTGTTCGGGGTCCAAACAAGATAGATTTGATGGTAAAGACCTTGAGATTATATTACCAAGTGGAACAAAACATGCTCAAGTAAAACCATTAGGTAATATGAAATATGATGATGTGACGGACACATATACCGTGAGTACTTATCAAATGAAAGATTATAAACGTAAGCCAATAGATTATATTATTTTTACAAGTGGTAAAGAACTTATTATTTTTGAGAATAAAAACTATGTTGTTTCTAAGAATACAAATTGGATGGTGGTTTTTAAAAATCCGCCATTAACTAATCCATTTAGATAAAATTTAAAAAGAGGTGTAATATCCTCTTTTTTTGTTTCTATGATATTTATAAATAAAAACATTTCATATGAATAAATTATCTCTTACCGAATCGGAACTAAAAGAAACGATGGTTAAAATATATAAAGAAGAACAAATAAAACTTCTTGACGAAAAATGGAATAAATTATCAGGAATTGATAGACAATTTGTTCTTGAGTTTTTAAAAGTAATTTACCCTGAAAAGGCTATGTTGGTTACCGAATCTCGTTGGTATAATACAGTTGGAGATATTGTAGGTATTTTTGACCCTACAGGTGTTGTAGACATTGTTAATGGAATTAGTTATTGGAGACAAGGAGATAAATTATTTGCAATTTTATCATGGATATCGGCAGTACCGTATTTAGGTGATTTAATCGCGAAACCCGTTGTGGGGGTTATGAAATTTGGTGGTGGGGCCACTAAAGCGTTTAAGGCGGCAACTATCGCAGGAGACGCGACTAAGATTGCAAAAACCGCAAGAGTTGCAGGAGGACCGATTGCCAAGTTAGTTGAGAAATCTCCTTCATGGGGTAGTAAATTAGTTGCAATGTTGAAAGCTTCTGTAGGAAGAGTACCATTATTAGGTAGGGGATTAGTTAAAACTGTTGAAGAGTTTGTTAATATTTTTGGTAAAGCGGGTAAAGAAATGAAAGCATCTACCGAAATTACAAGTAAACTTATGGCCAAAGGTGAGTCGGTATTAAGTAAATCAGAGAAAGAATTATTAGCGTCAGAATTAAAGAAACAAGGTTCATTCCGAGGTTTCAGAGATTATAAAGGTGAAGGACAATCTTTTGCCGCTAAATATGTTTCAGGAGGTATGGGTAGACTTTGGGGTAATAGAGCGACAAGGTCACTTATGAGAAGAACAAAATGGTATTTAGGTTTATTAGATTTTTTAGGTCTTGCTAATTTTGTTGGACCTGATGAGTTAGAAGAAAAATATGGTGATTTACAAGGTAGAGTTGACGAATACGAAAAAACTGACCAAGCCAAGAAATTTGCTGAGCAAGATTTAACACAAAGTGGAGGAGTAACACCACCCCCACCACCACCAACTACATCATTCCAACAATCCTCAGGTGGAGGGTTAGACCCAGTATCGGCCTTAGCGTCATTATTCGGAGGAGGAGGAGGTGCCGCAAGTAAAGTTATTGGAGCATTAGTGTAATATGAGAAAATTAATTAACGAAAGTGGGTTACGAGATATTAATCAATTAGCTAAAAGATATCCTAAAGCGGAGATTTATTTCCATCAAGATTTAGATGGTGTTACTACCGCAATTGCGATGAAAAAATATCTTGAAGACAACGGGATTAAAGTCGTTGATGCTCATGTCATCCAATATGGGGATAAAGAATTTTCCGTTAAAAAAAATGACGCTCAGGGAGACACAATGCCAGTCCTTGTTGATTTTGCTCACGGTAAACCAATGTTTGTTATTCATACTGACCACCATGATAGACAAGCGGGAGCTGAGGACACAAAATCAGTATCATTTAGACACTCAAGGTCCAATGTAGAGACAATCTCTCAAGTGGTATCACCAAGAGAAATATTCCCAAGTAGTGATATCTTATTAATTTCGACTGTAGATTCCGCAAACTTTGCAATGAATGATATTTCTGTTGACCAAGTTATTAATTACTTATTTAAGTTAGATAAAGATTCGTCTTTAGCCAAAAACAAAATGGCTTTAGGTTTGGTCGCAAATAAATTGTTATTGGCCTTTAAAAACAAACCAGGGTTTTTAGAAGAACTCGTATTAAAATGTTCACCATCTTTAATGAATATATTACAAAACATTAAAAGAATTATGGTTGAGAAAGGTTATGCAAAAATACCTGAATTACAAAAGAATAAAGAAACCTATATCAATCAAATGAAAACCAATCCGAATGTTAATGTTGAAGGTAACATTATTGTTCAATACGGTGGTGGGAATATGATGAAGCCAGGGTCTTATGATAGATACACCCCATTCAAAAATAATCCTGAGGCGGACTTTATTGTTATTGCTTGGCCGTTAGGTTTGGTACAAGCGTCTTGTAATCCTTATAAGAAAGAAAGAGAATTAAAGGGGGTTAACTTAGGAGAGATTGCACAAGAAGTACTTTCAAAGTGGGAAGGTAGTTTAAAAGAAAAAGAAATCCCTTTATCAACAATCAAATGGATATCCGAAAGGTCAAAAGGTTTTGGACCAGAGTCTGTTGGTTTTACATTTAAAGACTTTGTTGCGTTATATGGTAACAAGTATAAAACAATGGACAACGGTAGAGAAACATTAACACATATTGGTGAAATGATGGAAACACCATTCACAGAATTACCTGAAGAACATAGATTAATGTTGGATAACATTACAATTAATGCTTGGGACTTAATTCAGGCGAATAGTGGTGGACATAAATGTATTACTAATATTTCAGGGTTAAGTTATCTTGGAAGGTCAAAAAGACCTCCATCAGGAGCGTATAAATATGATTCAGAAAGTGAAGACTCACCATATGTTAAATTCACAAAAATGATTCAGAAAGAGTTTGTGAAAGTCCTACAGAGTAAGATTAGTAATGGATAATATCTCCTGAATCAATACCCAATTCCCTACAGGTACCACCTCTAAGTTCTAAAATAGTATCTCCTGTCCCAACATAACTAGGACAGTCTTCCGATTTACATGGAGGACAACTATGATGTATTTTAGTTATTGTATTACCATCAATGAAGATAATGTCCAATGGGATAATACAATCCTTCATCCAAAAACCGTGAGGACCCTTGTCCATTAGAAATAACATACCATTAAAGTTAGAATCAAAGTCACGACCCATCATACCCTTTTGAGTATCTTTTTGAGTCATCATTACTCTTACTTTAAATTTGTTATCGTTGATTTTTAATATCATATTTATAAATATCTTATGTTTTTATAATAAAATCTTAAACACTATATTTCTTTTTGAAAAGTTTGTCATATTTATAACCTAAATAGCCCCAACAACCCCTTTCTTAGTTGGTTAATATTAAACCCTGATAAATGTAAGAATTTGTTAGGGTTTTTTGTTTTTTATATATACCTTTGTGTTTATGAAGACAAGAGTTCGTATCGAGAATAGAAAAGTTAAGTTTGAATACTTCATCGAGGAAACATTCTCGGCAGGTATTAAATTGACTGGTGTTGAGGTGAAGAGAATCCGAGAAGGAAAAATCTCTATGACCGATTCGTTCTGTTATTTTAATAATGGAGAGTTGTTTATGAAAGGAATCCTCATCCAAGGAATTGGAAATGACAATATCGGTGCGGATAGAAAATTGTTATTGAAGAAAAAACAATTAAGAAAACTTGAATCAGAGTTGGTTAAGGGTTATACAATCATTCCTCATGTATTATATGAGAATGATAGGGGATTATTGAAGGTTGATATTGTATTGGCGAAAGGGAAAAAACTTTGGGATAAAAGAAATTCTATTAAAGAAAGAGACATTGATAGACAAATAAATTTGGTCAATTAAAATATTGTGCTTATATTTGTAAAACAAACACAAAAACTTCCACCATGACCCTAAAAGAACACCAACAAAAACACATCAAAAACTCAATTGCCTCGTCTCAAAAAAATGCGGATAACTTCAAATCTGAACAGACAAAAATCGAGTCTGAGTGGGACAAATATTTCAAAGAAATTCAAAAACATTCCGATAAATTTGAGTTGGTTAAAACTCAATATACTCAAACTTGGCCTGTAAACGTTTATAAATTAGACTCTGAAGGTAACCGTATTGGTTATGACCAAGTTAAAATTGGTGAAATTTCTGAAAACTATAACAGTTCTAAAATTGTTTACAAGGGTGAACTACCTGAAGGTGATTCTAACCATCGTATTACTGTTTATGTTGAAGAGCACACAACAACTCCAAGAAGTGGTTGGAGAAGTAAGAGTCATGGTTATAAGTTAAGAGTTAGAGTTGGTAGTGATGATACTAAGACCTATTACAAAACAGGTAAACCTGTTGTAACAATTGTTGAGGACTACGTTAAAGGAATGTGGGAGGTTCATAACCGAAGAATTAAAGATAACGAAGTTCGTATGAGTGCCTTCGGTGAAGCGTTCAAACGTTACAGAAATTCTGACATTGATTTTGGTGGTAACAAAGTTAATAACATTAACACTACAAGAAACCAAATCGTGGTAAAAAACCCTAACGGAAGTGCGGTTATCCTTAACTACTCAGAGGTTGATGGTAAAATTGTATTCGCTATTGCTCAAGTATCTATGGGAGGAAATAGTGCAGATTCTGTTATCGAGGCATTAGGAAATATGAAATAATTTTTGTAAATTTGTAGACTAAATCACATAGATATGACAACTTCAACATACAACATCAGAATTGAGAACGAGAAATTCGGTAAATTGGTAAACGAAACATTCGTGGACGGGACACAGTTTAAATTGTTCCTTAAGATGGTCCACGGGTGTTTAGAATTGGAGAATGATTTAACATTCTTCAACGGGGTGGACTTCTTAGTTCACGTACCATACAAATACTTGGTTGATTCAATCGTATTAACTTCAGTAGATTCTTACGGGTTGGCGGACCACATGAAAAGTAAAGTAGAGGCATTAGTAACAAAATAAAAATAAAATATCATGGGATTTCTTATATTTTTAGCGGTGATTTTATATATATTATTTAAGACTTGGAAACAAGTTATTAAGTTGATTTTAATAGGTGTTATTCTTATCTTTGCTTTTACAGTGGTTAAGTTGAAAGAGGTTTATGATTATTTATCAGAACCGACTCAAACCGAACAGACTGTCGCTAACCGACCAAATGTGGGTAGTGTTTTAACAAAAGTTGACACAGGTCTTGTTTGTGAATAATTTTGTTTCCTTGTTTAGAAAAATAAGGTGGTGGATTCGCTGAATTATCGGCCCCAAACTAAGGAGGTGAGAAATCATCTCCTTTTTTATGTTACTGTCGTATATTTATACATAAAGACTAACATGAAAAATATTATTATATCAGAGAAACAATTAGAAAAATTAACTAACCGAGTTAAAAATTCTTTGACTGAAAATCAAGAAGAGGGTTCTTACATGGCAAAACAACAATTGTTTACTATTGCTACTTTGGCACATAAAATGTGGGAAGAAATGGAAGACGGGGAACAACTTGAAGATTGGATGGAAACAAAGATTGCTCAGTCAGAACAAAGTATCATCTCAGTGGTTAAAACCTTTATGTATGACGAAGTTTCAAGTAAAACATCAAATGACGGTATGGGTAAACTAAGTTTTGATGATTTAATTATTGGTAAGTAATTTATAAAAAACTAATTATAGACCCCTCTAACAAAGAGGGGTTTTTTTATGCTTTAAAATTTGATTCAGGGTAAAAAAATACCTACCTTTGACATATAAATCAATTAAATAAAAAAAAGTATGCAAAATTTATTAAGTATGTTCACTAGTTATGGGTGGGTTCTAATTCCAATTATTATGGGGTTATTTTACAAATGGACTCTAAGAGTTCTATGTGGTATGGTTATTATTCCTGAAGACCGAATCGGGTTAATAACAAAAAAATTCGTTTTATTCGGGGCGAACAAAGAATTACCTGAAGGTCGTATCATCGCATTGAATGGTGAGGCGGGTTATCAGATTGACCCATTGGCTCCTGGATTGTATTGGGGGTATTGGGTGTGGCAGTACAGTATTAGTTTACAAGAGTTTATTACAATCCCTCGAGGTAAGATTGGATTGGTTATTTCTAAAGACGGAGCACCATTACAAATGGGACGAATCTTGGCGAGAGGAACTGAATCAAATAACTTCCAAGACGCTCGAAAATTCTTAAATGAGAATGGTCAAAAGGGTAAACAAACTAAATATTTGAATACGGGTGTATATAGAATAAATACACTATTGTTTGAAGTCTTATTGGCGGATTTAACGTTGATTGAAGAAGGACAAGTTGGTATTATCACAACACAAGATGGTAATCCTTTGGAAGCAAATAATATCGCAGGTAAACCTGTTGATGGTCATAATAACTTCCAAGACTTTGATACGTTTTTAGAGTTAGGTGGTTCAAGAGGGTTACAAACACAATTTATTTTGGCGGGTTCGTACACACTTAATCCTTGGGCGGTAACTTTAGAAAAAGTACCTATGATGGAGATTCCTATCGGTAACGTTGGTATCGTTATCTCTTATGTTGGTGAGGAAGGTATGGATACAACAGGGTCCGACTTCAAACATGGTAACATTGTTAGTAAAGGTCAAAAAGGTGTTTGGAGTAGTCCATTGGACCCAGGTAAATACCCTATCAACCCTTATACTACAAAGATTCAAACAGTCCCAACAACTAACCTTGTATTGAATTGGGCGAATGCGAGAAGTGAGTCACACAATTTGGATAAAAACTTAAGTACGATTACTGTACGTTCTAAAGACGGATTCCCTTTTAACTTAGATGTGTCACAAATCATCCACATCCCGTCAAATGAGGCTCCTAAAGTTATTGCACGATTCGGAAGTGTCATGAACTTAGTGTCTCAGGTTTTAGAACCAACTATTGGTAACTATTTCCGTAACTCGGCTCAAGACTCTGATGTTATCGCGTTCTTGGCAACACGTCAACAAAGACAAGATGCCGCTAAAGAAAAGATTTCTGAAGTGTTGAAAGAATATAACGTTCACGCGGTTGATACATTGATTGGTGATATCGTCCCACCACAAGAGTTGATGAAAACATTAACTGACCGTAAAATTGCTCAGGAAGAAGAGAAGACGTTTGAAACTCAGATGAACGCTCAGAAAGTGAAACAAAAATTGGCAAGTGAGACCGCGTTGGCGAACATGCAAGGTGAAATCGTTAGTGCTCAACAATCGGTACAAATCGCTGAGAGAAAGGCAGAATCGAAAGTTAAGGAAATGGAAGGTACTGCTAAGTCAATTGAGTTGAATGCACAGGCTGAGGCGACCTCAACAAAATTAAGAGCTGAGGCAAAAGCTTACGAGACAGAACAAGTTGGTAGAGCTGAGGCGATTAAGATTGAAAGTATCGGTAATGCTACCGCTGAGGCGTACAGAAAACAAGTTGATGCGATGGGTTCTGATAACTTCTCCAAATTTAAAATTACTGAGGAGATTGGTAAGAACGGTATTAAAATCATCCCTGAAATTCTTATTACAGGAAATGATGGTAATTCTAACCCAATGTCAGGGTTACTTGGTATGGAGATGTTAAGTATGTTGAGAAACAAACAAAATGAACCACAAGTAATTAATGAAAGTGTTGATGAGGTTGTTACCGAAATCAAGAAAAAGAAATAAACTTAAATAAATCCCCATCCTATTTAGGGTGGGGATTTTTATATGGAACAATTTATTAAATACTATAGGGGTAAACCAATTTACTTTAATATTCCATCTGAGGGTGGGATAAAATTGTCATTTAATATAATTGAGGTCGGTAATCTTAATGGAGACATTAAAGAGATTACGTTGTCTTTAACTAACCCTGAGGACTACAAGATGTTCACCGAAAATATTATTCGACATTACATTAAAAACGAAATAAAAAACATAATGAAGTTGTTTTCGATGGACGATGATTTTATAATTAATTTTTCCTAATTGTTAGGTATTTATTGTTAAACATTATTATGGACCAAAATTTAAAAAATAGATTATTTGAAGAAGTGACCAAACGAGGTTTACTAACCGAACAAAAAACAGGGTCCAAGGACTTCGTTGAAATGGTTTCATTATTACTACACTCAAGAACTCAAACACATACCTTACATTTACAAACTAAATCATTTGCTGAACACAGTGCATTGGGTGGGTACTATGATGGGATTGGAGGTATTGTTGATGGTTTAATCGAATCTTATCAAGGTAAATACAGTATTCTTAAAGGGTATAAAAAATATGACATTGAAGATTATAAAGACGCCACAACAACAATTAATTACCTCAAAGACCTTTGTGGTAAAGTTGAAGACTTAAGAGACTGTTGTAAAGATTCCTACATTCAAAATCAAATTGACACTGTTTGTGAGTTAATCAATTCGACACTTTACAAATTAAGATTCTTAAAGTAAGAAATACAAAACATTTTAGGACCCTCACTATTTTTAGTGGGGGTTTTTTATTATACTTACTTAATGAATGATACGATACATCCAAAACGGTTAATAATGTTTATGGATGAAATACGCAAAAATTATCCTGAGACGGAAAATAATGAAAACTATCGGTTTTATTATTTATACTCTGACTACCAAGAACCTCAAGAATTTTTATTAATAATTGCTGGTTCAAATGAAATGAATAATGTTGCCAAAAAACTACATCACTCAATACAACTATGGAAAGGGTTGTTTGGGTTTACCGAGGCTTCAGTAATGATGGAAGACGATTTCCAAAGGGTGATAGAATCCCAATTAAGAGAGTTACAGAATACGATTAGAGGGACCAAATATACTTCCGTTTTTTACGAGGTGTGGTAACAAATTCTTTTTCATGTATATTTATATGTAACATGAAAAATCTAATTAAAAAAATATTAAGAGAACAATTGGAAGGTTCTGACGATAAACCATTGTCTGAGAAAGAAATTAGATTGTTCAAATACCTTAACACTCATAAGGAGGAGGCCAAAACTCAACCAAAATTACTTGAATTGATTAAGGTGATGATGCCAATGATTGGTAGAAGTTCTAACGACGCAAGATTCTACTATGAGGTTTATACTGCCAACTACAGACCAGAAGGAGATTATGAAAAGATAGACGGTAAGAACTTTGTTCATTATAGAGATTTCAAACAAAGAAGAACTCCTAACAATAATGCGTATACTTATACGTCAGGTAAAATTCCGTTTAAAGGTTCTAATTTAGAAGGGTATTGGGACATTAACAGTAATAATGAGTGGTATTATGTTGTGATATCATATGATTGGTACCCAATTTACTTATTTATAGAAAAACAATGGTATCGAGTAAGTAATAATTACTCATCCGCAACGTCAAAACAAATATCATACGCTAACCCCCAAAGAAATTCTTATGACAGTAATATAAAAGATGAGGTAATTTCTGTAACTCCTAGTGAGATAAAATCCATCATGAATGGTCAGAGTTTATCTAGTATTAAAACTAATAGAGTAACCAACTTTAGTGATAAGTTTGTTAAGGTGTTAAAAGGGTCTAAGAAACTATTAACCATAGGATGGGGAGACAATAGGAAGAAAGTTGATTATACCATAACAAACGCTAAAAAAGTGAGAGATAGAATAAAAATTGAAATCACAATTAATAAGGCGGGAACTGTTGAGGGGACCAATAAGATGGTTGTTAATCCTGATGGGTATATTCACCCTAGTCCATTCTCTGAGGACTTAGAAAAAGGTATTATTGATAAAATTATTTCCGACAATAAAGACTATTTGTCGAAAGATAATACTACCTTTGTGTTTCAACACCCACATTAATCATGTCCGAAATAACTCCAAATAGAATTCCTGAGAAGGCGATACTAAGTTTCGCTCAAATGGGTAACCCTATGTTTGAGTTTAAAATTGAACAACATCATAATGATTTTTATTTAATGTTGGTGGTTGATTGTGAGAAGATGGATAAGAATAGTGGTAAGTTTGACCCCGAATATAGAGAATCGTTGGTTGATGATTCCTTGACAGGTATACAGGCGTTTGTTAATAGACCTATCGGAAAGATAGAACGTATCGCTGAGGAAATTAAAAAGTTCTTTAGTGTTGAGGTTAGGGTTTCCTTCAATTTTAAAAATTATAAATACTTAGACCAAATTGAACGCAAGATACAGGGAGCGATTAAACAAACTAGTCGACCTGAAATTAAATCGGTAATATCTGCGGAAGGGGATAACCCTGTTATTAGAGTGGGGTTTTATAACTTCAAAAAAAGTAATGGTGGGAAAACAGATGGTAAGGAGTTTACCACGGAGCTCCAAAAAGTTTTAGGTTCCGAAATAGATT